AACAATCTCTCTGACTGACTCTCTATCTTCTGTATCAGTTGCACCATGTACATAGTGTAGTGTTCCTTTCATTCTACTGACCATAGGATTGAATAACTCCCATAGTGGTTGACCATGTTTCTCTATGTATTGAAACAGTACCAGAGTGTTCCCTCTAAGGGAACCGACTAGATTGGTTATGAATTGATTTCTACCTTGATGTGATACGATGTAATCCATTTCATCTTGGTATGACATCTTCTTCTGTTTAGTATGACGAAGTATGATACATTGTATATTAATTTTTGCAATTGTACCATCTTCTATTAGTTCTGCAGATGTTATGACTTTTTTTACAGGACCAAAAAGACCCTCTAATTGCAATCTATGTACTTCAGTACCATCTAATGTACCTGTTGTACCTATTCTAATTGCAGTAGTCTTCATTTTCTCTAAGATACCTTTGAGTGTTTGTGCTTTAAATAAATGTGCCTCATCACCAACGACAACATCAAAAGACTCTAACACCTCCTTAGGAGCTTTTGCGAATGATTGCCATGTGGTGACTGTTATAGGGGCATCAAATACTTCTTGACCATGATATATCTTACAGACTTTATCTTTATAACCATAATCTATAAAGTCTTTTGTCATTTGTTCAACAAGTGATGTGGTTGGTACAATGATAATTGTTTTCTTATCATAGTATCTTGCTAACATGTATATGATTAAAGATTTACCAGATGCAGTTGGGGATAATAATAGTTGTCTTCCATACTGAACACTGGATTTTAATGCCTCTAATTGATATCCACGAGGTTCAAATGGTAAGTCAAGCGACTTGACAAACTCATCTAATTCAGGTTGCCTTTCTTTAATACCCAAAACATCTTGTATACCTTCAAATTCAAACCCTCTTTCTTTACAGAACTCGTCTACATAAGGTAATAACCCAATGTATATTTTATGTGTTTTCATAGAAAAGAGTCTTACTTTACCATCCCAAAATTTATTTTTGTAAGACGGCATGAACTTAGCACCAGGAACAGTAAATGAAAAGAAGTCGTATAAATCTCTTGCAAGACCATCATCACAATGGACTTTCATAAAGACTTCATCAACTTTAGAAACTGATACTAGATTAGACATACTGATTACCCACACACCAACCAACAAAAGATTTTCTTTGTCCTCTGGTAACAGGAGTTACCTGATGATGTATGAATGAAGGAAAGAAGAAGATTGAACCTTTATCTTTAACTGAATGTGGTAAAGTTTTTATTGAGTTGGTCATATCAACAATTGGAGAGTTTGACATTCTATCAAAAACTCTATCTGGTTCTAACCATTGAAAGTAACCACCCTCATATTCATCTGGATGTGATAACTGTAAAGTGAAACTTAATTTTCTTTTTTGACCATTATTATCTAAATCAGGAGATGAATCTTGGTGCCAAGTATAGAAATCTCCTCTATCCTTTTTTGTCGTTTCTGGTGCATCGTATATTGTATATTGATATGCTTGTCTATATGCAATATCAAAATTCCAACCAGTGGTAGTTAATGCTTCATTCATTGCTGTGTGAATCTTTTGTTCAATTGATTGTGGCATCATTTGACCATGAAACCAAACAATCGAAGATGACCTTATGTTATCGTCTTTGTTGCCCTCTTCCTGATTATTTGATATATTGCCTATCTTACCTTCATCTATCTTATTACAATTTGCAATCTCTATAAGAGTATTACATTCTTCTTCTGTAAAATAACCTGGTAATCCATACAAGTAATTATTATATTGCATTATTGTCCTGCCATAAACTTTCTCCAATCGATTGTATTCTTAATCGTTTGGTGTCTCCAAGTGATATTTTGCATACACTCTTTGAGGAAGTCCATTTGTATTTTTAATAGTTCTTCTTGTGCTTTAAGTTTAGTTAAGTCTTCATCTGAATTAAAGAAGTAATGCATGTCTGCTTTCATTACTTTCATACCATCAAATGGGTCATCTTGCCAACCGTGTTTATCAATAGTCTCTTTATCAAGTTTACCATTGAACCACAACCACTTATCTTTAATAAGAAGATTGTATTGAAATTGTTTTTGTTTGAGTTTGACCAGAGTATCAGAAAGTAATTCTGAATACTTAGCATGTAGTCTAGGAACATCAAGACTTGATTTGTCGAGTTCTATATCATCGACAATACAGTCTTCTTTCCACATCAATTTTATTTCATCTAAAGTCATATACGACCATTATAACATAATATACTAGTATTTATAAGGGGTTTTAAGAGTTGGATTCTATATCATAATAAGAGAATTGGAACTCTACCTGACATGTGACAGGTTCACTATCACTACCAGAGATTAATTCTAACTCACCTAATGATACAGGAAAACAATCATGGAATCTAAAGAACTTGTTTGGTATGTTCTTATTAGTATTTGTAACCAATGTAATGTCTGAATACTGATTCATATCATTATCTATACCACTCATTGTTCCTGTTGCAGTTTTAGTTGTGCCAACATATGCACCAAAATCTGCTGGGTCTTTGATAGGAACAATTGAATTCATCCATTGATAAACTTCTTTGAAGTTCTCTAAATCTTCATCTACTAAGAACTTTACTGTTAGTTTACCAAACTCTATTTTATCACCTGGAAAATATGCATCTAGTCCAACACCAGCACCTTGACCGACTGCACTGAATGTAAGACCAGGAATATTAACAGACTGAACATAGTATTCAACTGTTGGTATTTTCTCTATTAGTAATCTAAAGTTGTTCTTATTAAGAATTGATTTATTTATTTCAGTCATTGAGTTTCATTACTCTCTTGTTTGTAGAAGTATCAAAGTAATCATTACCTCTATACTCTCTGGTTACCACCTCTTCGCAAAGGTATCCGTCTTTTTCATACAGTGTGGTAATTTTTCTGTGTATTATACCATCTGTTGTCTCTTCACCATTTGGGAATGCTTTAGACGACCAAGGTCCTTCTAAAACTTTCACTGTTTTTTCATAATCTGTCATAGTTTTCTCCGTTATAATACTATTTATTGTTCCAAGAAATTGGTTTTAAAGAAATATGGGTCTGTTTTCATTTCTTTTTTACCTCTTTGAATGAGTTCTTGTATCTCTTTAAGACTCATATCACCCTCACTGTATTTTTTCAGTGGACCACATCTGAACTCTGCACAAGTTCTTGGTCTCTTTTCATATATACCACAATGTCCATTCTTATTTAAATTAGGACAACCACCCACAGGAATTTTCACTTGTTGAAAATCACCATAGACAACTCTAGTACCACCACTTGGTGAGTATGTATCAAAGTATAGTTCGATATGTTTTACAGGTATCAAGTTCTCTTCACCTGGATATATGTTTAAAGTTAATCCTTCTGCACTACAGCAAAGATTACAATCAATACATATATCACTTTCATTCATATTACTATTTATGCGTTGACAATGCGTGCCACTTTTTGATATACTGTATACATGATTAAGAAAACAGTAATTTTTGATGTAGACGGAACGATTGCCGATGTAGAACATAGGAGACATTTTGTGTCTCAGAAACCTGCAGATTGGAAATCATTCAGAAATTCTACAGTATTTGACACTCCTGTTCAGTGGGTTTGTGATATTGCAAAAAGATTTATTGCACAAGGTGATAATGTTGCCTTCTTCAGTGCAAGAAACGAATCAGAAAGAAGTATCACCGAGAAACAGATTTCAGAGTGGATTGGAGAAGGACATCAAGGTCTTTTTCTTAGACCTGACGGTGATTTCAGAAGAGACGATGAATTCAAATCTGACCTTGCAGACAAATTCGAAGAGGTTGGTGGTAAAATTGATATTGTTTTTGACGACAGAAATCAAGTTGTCGAAATGTGGAGAGCAAGAGGAACTACTGTAGTTCAAGTTGCAGACGGAGATTTTTAAGAAACCGAGGAATCGTCAACCTCTCTGGTAAACCAGGCACAAGACCTAATGACGATAGTGAAGTGCGAAGTTCTTAGAATAGAGACCCCAATTAACCTGCTGAAGAGTGAGAAGTGATTGGGGTTTCG